GCCATCAGCCGTTCCCGCACTATATCCCATGCAGACAAGCAACCTCTGCACCTGCCGCACCTGATAGCCTTTAGACCCGCGTTTCAGCATGTCCGGGTGTAAAGTAATCACTTCTTCGTCCTCCGTTTCTGTCATGGCCTTTGCCGCCGCCGCATAGTCCGGGCAGATAAAGCCCCGGATATATCGTCCGTTAAATTCTACACCCCGGAGGTTCACCCCGCCGCTAAAGTTTCCCTCAGTAACAGCAAAGCGGCTTGCTCCAACAGCGGTAATAATCCCGACATGGTTATGTCCGGTCTTGTTATCGGTGGTGGCATAATCGGCCTTATCATTCCACGCATAAATTACCGCGTCACCAATCTGCGGGATATGCGCGTCATTCTCAACCCAGATGCCTTTCTTTTTGGCAATCTCTATCCACGCGCCGCACGAACATTCAACCCCGGAATATTCCGCCATGCCGTTAAGGATATAAGCCGCGCTCACCGTGGCGGCACACCAGTTATCGGAAACGGTCATAACGTGACCCCTCGGCAAAGGGCGATAGGCATTATACACCGCCAGAATGCGCTTGTGCGTCTCATCGCCCTTTTTCGCACCAACCCAGCCCCGGATGGTTTCAACTACCTTTCGCCGCAGATCCAGTTCCGTCATGCTCTCAACCCCTCAATGATTTTCAGCAGACTTTCATAACCGCTAACCGTTACTTCTCCAAGATCGCACCAAATGGTGCTGATGCCGTCAAGCGCGGGGACGTTCACGGGGTCAAGGTCTTGCGCAGACCCGTCCGCCTCAAACGTCACAAGATAGGTCGAGCCGGTATAGCGCTCATAGGTCGCGTCCGTCACGCTCGACAGTCGAAGCATGGGGTAAAACGTCATGCCGTCAAAGGTCTGTCCAGCGTTGAAGCGGATATAAAACTCCGTGGAAGTCACGCTTGCGCTGTTGGTAAAGGTCGCCCCGTTTCCGGTATCGGTGACAAACGTACCGCTGTTGACGTTGCAGATGAGGCGATAAGTATTACTCGCGCCGCCAGACGGACAGCCGGATAAAGTATATGTCCCATCCGGGATGGTGTTATGGAGCGCCCCGGACGCGGTAAGAATGCCGACGTTGCCCGCCGCCGTGGATGTACCATTAAGAGTAATACTGTTATCGTCATTCCGCACCCAAGACACGCCGCCAACGGTGCCGGAAGATGCTGACACATTGTTAGGCAGAAGATTTTTGCCCCGCCGATAGACTGTCGCGGTCTGTGTGCCGGAAAGCCCTGCGGCGATATGCGCTACAACGGAGATGGGATAGCCGCCCTGAAAATATCCGGCGACAATAACCCCGCTGTCAGATAGCGCGGGAGAGAACGCCTTGACGATATCCCCGTATCCATCCGGCATATAACCAGCAACATATCCGTCCGGGATTACTACCCTTTCCTGCAAGTCAAGACGGTTGATGGCGGCAATAACGCTTTCGTCCGTGGTGAGTTCTGCGGGGTCGCCAATGATGTTGATACGATCAGCGGCCTGTGCGCGGGTCATGTTTACATCAGCCATTTGCGCTCACCCCCTGCCCGATTGCGAGATAATCATAGGTTATGCCATCAGAATTTAACTGGAATGTTGCGCCATCCTCCGGGGTTGCCACAGAACCCGCAAAATACCAAGAAACACCTGTTGCGCTCCACGTCATTATCTGCGGGGTGTTATACCCCATATACCATGTTGTTGGATTTCCCCAAACCGTCATGCGTTCTGGATACTCGTCTCGCCCAACGAAAAGCAGAAGCGGCGTGAACCCTACCGTAATAGTGTTTTCATTTCCTGCCCCATAGGTTCCATTACCAACATAAGAGCCGGTTGCAATCAGCAGTTTTGTGTCTCCGATAGCCGACAAGACGCTATTCAATGTCGCACTTGCGGTCAGCCCAAATTTCGCCGCCGTTGCGTCCGTCAGCAAGTTCGCCTTGTTCAGTGCCGTACCCTGCTGTGTCCACCCTGCGGCATTTACGCCATTAAGATCAATCGGGAGCGTCCCGGCCACAAGCGCCGCCACAAAATCGGCATAAGTGGGGTATAGCGTCATAAAATCCGATACGCTTTTCAGATATCTGCTGTTCCCGGTGCCTTTGATGATACTATCTTGCATTTTTTACACCTCCCCAGCGGCAAATTCGCCGGAATAAATCCAGCTCGTCACCGCATTATCAATATTATTTTTGGTCTGTGTTTCCAACGCGTTAAACGCGTTATAAAGCAAATACAACGCATATTCCAACGCATTAGCGCCGGAATAGGTCAGCCCATCCATATAGGCCGGGAGCGTGGGATAATCCGCCGCCAGCGCCTGAATAATCCGGACAACATTCGTGCGGTATCTTGTCATTTGCGCGGGTGTCGGAACATCATCCCGCGCCCAATCGGTTTTGACCGTAAAGATATACTCGTCCGGGTCATACGGAACTACATAAAAATCGTCCCAAGCAACGGCATGATCTGCGGCATATTCTTCCAACTCTGCCGGTAACGCCTGCAGCAGTTCAGATATTTCATCAACCGCCGTTTCGACCCTATTCCAATCCACCGGGCCATAAAGCCCATAATTCACGCCCTCACCGTCAAAGGTAAGCCGCCCATCCGTACATTCAAGATATCCGTTCAGGCAAGACAGATAGCCAACATCGCCCATCCATAAGGCTTTTTCAAACGCTGTCATGTTATCCCATTCCAGCGCCGCCAGAGACACGGCAAGCGTTACATCTGTCGCCTCTCTCGCATATACAAGGTTCAACTTCCTATCACCTCGATTTCAGCAGCCGCAAACCCGCTCAGAGTGATATCCATCCTCGTTATATTCCCGGTGACAGTATCAAGCCACGGCACAACAGTTGACACATAATCGCCCGGACGCTCTCCCTGCATTACGATCTTCGCCGTATGCTTATTATAGCGCATATAATAATCAAATACCATCTGTGCTATCGCGCTCACGTTCGCCGGGGTGACCGTAGTGGCGCTCGATATCTCAACAACCCGGCGTTTATCAAGGGCAGAAACAAGCGGGTTATCAATCTCCGTCACCGTGGCGGTGTGATAATACGTAACCCCGTCAACCTCTATGGTGTCCGACCCGCTCCCGGTGGTGCTGTACGAATGAGCCGTTACCCTGATGGTGGTAAGCGGTGTTTCGGTTTCCACGTTCCCACCAACATAAATTCTGTTCTGCGGGATAACGCTCGGATTACTATTCCGCGCGGGAAACACCCTGATCTTGTCCGTTCCGCTCGTGTCTACCAACGCCATCGCGCCGAAAGCTACAACGTGTAAAGCCTGCCGCCGTGTGCCTGCCGGAACATACCCGGTGACGGTCGCACCCGACAGCGCGGTGTCAATATCGACCTCAAACGCGTCTCCGATTATTTCTGCCAGCGCATCTTCAAGCGGAGCGGCATTATACATCTTCGCGCTGATCTTTTCTTCGTCCAGTACACCGATCGCATCCTGCGAATCGATATCATACAGATTCCCGGTTCTCTGCTTCGCGCTTTTGATATAAAAAACGCCAACTAAACTATCATCATCATACGCAAGCAACGGTTGCCGGGTCTGGAAGATGTAATCAAGGCCGCTCAAACTGTTCAGCGAGAAATCCATAGTGTTCACAGACACTTCATCGGAGATAAGATTGACTTGCTGGATTAGATGTACCTTTCGCAATTCGGCTTGATTGAACACACGCTCAATGCCAAAGATAACCCGGCTGAGCCTCGCATATCTGTACGGCAACTTTGTCGCATTGATGGCAATCACGATCTTGTCATAAGATTCAACCGTGGCCTCGCAGAAATAAGTGACGCTATCCGGGTAAAAGGTTTGATGATGGAGAACCGTACTTCCACGATACCAAGTTAATTCAACCTCATTACACCAATCGTTTGTTGGTTCATCAAATACCAGCGCAATACCAAGAGACGTGAACACGCCATCAAAGGTTATCGTGATTGTCGGCGCGGTGGAAAATCGCCCATCAGACCCGCTCATGGCGGTACTCCAAAACGCTGCTTTCTGCGTTCTGAAAAGCCGATAACTTCTGCTCAAAATCCAGCCGCCCTGTTCCCCGGTAGCGACTTTTCCGGCAGTAAGGCCGAAAGGCAGTTCCGCCAGATCAGACAACGCCTGCGCATCACCTGACATGACGGTTGCCGCCTCATCAGCTCCGACAGCCAAATCTTCATAAACGATTTTGACACTCATTCCGGTATCCTTTCAGGAGCCATGGCGATAAAGTTAATTGTCAGATTATTCCACCTGTTATAACCCAGATATTCATCCATCAGGTCAAGCGTGTCCTCGCCGTTTGAAACATACGCTTCAAAGGTAAGCGTTCCCTGTCCATACGGCACAACGATTTCATGACTTTCAACCGGCGCGGAAATGACTTCATACAGGCTATCGTACTGATCTCGGTTGATGTATTCCGAATCAAGTTCCATGCTGTAATTGTAAAAAGTCCCGATGATATCACGCACCATAGCGCCGGTCATAACGCGTCCTGTATTCTCGCCATCAAGGACGGAAAAAGACCGCTTCAAACTAACAACGTGAATTCCGGGGTAAGCAACGCCGTCAACAGAAAAAACACTCATACGCTCACCTCCGAAAACTTAACGCCAACCCGCTGCGTTTCCTCGTTACCGACCTCGTAAACCACACGTCCAAATTCGCGCCGGTCTACTTCAAAGATAACCTGCAGCGGACGGCCTCTGCCACTTTCTGCGTTTGCCTGACGGAACGCCTCCACCAGCGTGGCAAGCGGTGCTTCGATATTCGTCCCGCTCTTCTGATCGCCCAGAACAGCCAGAAACTCCCGGTTCGGCGGGATAACCGCGCCCTGCGCAAGAGCCGGAACGCGGGGGAGAGAAATCGGGTCAATGACATTCGCCCGCAAATTGAGCGACTTCCCGCCGACAAGCGGCATCCAATCCGGGAACTTAATCAGGCCGTTCAACGCGTCTACAATGCCCTGCTGAACCGCGTTAATGCCGCTGATAAGGAAGTTTATTGCCGCCTCAACCGCAGAAACAATGCCATTCCACAGCCCGATAAAAATATTTTTAACGCCCGTCCAAGCCCTGTCCCAATCTCCAGTGAATACCCCGGCGATGAAATCAACAATGCCGCTCAAAACGGTCTTGATCGCGTCAAAAACACCCGCGAAGAACATTCCGATGGATTCAAGAACATAGTGGAACTCGCCATTTGTTTTTTCGTCAAACCAGCCGACAAATTTCGCCCACGCGTCCTTAACAGAACTGACAATCGCATTCCACACTTTCACAAAGCCAGAACCGATTTTTTTCAAGCCCTCAAAAGCCTTTTCCCAATCCCCGGTAAAAGCCCCGGAAAGGAAATCAGAAAATCCCTCAAAGACTTCTTTCAGCCCGTCCATAAGTTCTTCGCCATGCCCTGTGAACATTACAAGGGCAAGCACCGCCCCGGCAAGAGCGGCGAGAAGAAGCGGGAGCCAATTCCCGGTTATCATCCCAATGCCAAGCCCAGCCGCGAGAAGCCCGGTAATCATAAGCAGCGTGTTTTTCCAGTTCATGCCATTGTCTGCCGCGTCTTTCATTCCGATTGCAAACATTGCAAGCCCACCGACAATGGCGGCGATACCCGCCGCAAGCGGCCCAAGGGCAATATATAGGCCAATCACAACAAGCGTCAGCCCAGCAACCATGCCAATAAGGTTATCCCAATCAACGCCGTTTTCCCATGCGTCAAAAGCATTAGTCACAAACATGATCGCACCAGCGACAGCCATTGCTACACCCGCAAGGGTCGAAAGATCGTTTGTGAAATTACTCGCAATCTTCCACGCCAGCAATCCTGCGCCGATGGCAAGCACGTCCGCCAGAATGTTCTTCATCTTCCCGGAAACTTCATCACCAATGCCGGAGAAATCCGGGGCAATCGTACTCGAAGAACTTCCGCCGCCGCCAGCACTTTCGCCGCTCAGCTTTTGAATTTCATCAAACCCGGCAAGCTGTTTAGAAGCCTTTTTCGCCGCTCCGCCAACGCCCTTGATTGCATTCTGCTCTTTATACAGGTTCTCCGCCGCCTCTGCAGATTCCGAAGCGGTCATGCCAAACAGAGCAGAAACGACCCTTGCAACCGCGCTGACAACCTGCGTCAATACGTTTACAAGCATGGTAAACGCCGGGATAATCACATTCAAAAGCGGTTGTGCAAGTGTAAGCAAAGCCCCTTTCAGCCGCGCTATGGCGGCAGACGCTTCATCGTTTGATTTGATCGCATTATTCAGCCACGTGCGCATGCCCCGCAACGCCTGAGTGATAACGGAAAAAATAAAAACGCGCTTGATAAGTCCGACAATCCGCCGTTCCAGTTTCTTAATCGAATTCGTTGCGGAACTGATACCGGCAGCGATAGACGAACCAGCCTCAGAACCGGCATCGCCAGCCTCTGACAGCTGCGCCGACAGCATTCCTACCCTTTCTTCCGCCTGTCCAATTTGAGCGGTGGAATTCGCAATCGTGCGGTCATAGCGTTCAACCGCCCCCTGCACCTCATTCCATTGCGCCTGCAGCGATTTAACCGTTTCTTTTTGATCTGCAATCTGATCTGAACTAAATGTTCCGGCAGAAGCCATCTGCATTTCAGCCAATTTCGCTTTCGCCGCGTCAAGCCGCGCACCAAGTTCGTCTGCTCTTTCGACAAGCGGGAACCGGGCATCTTCCGCCTGACGGATTTTCTCATTCAGATTATTTATCTTGTTAATCAGGCGGTTTAACTCCGCCTGTGCTTTTTTATCATCAACAGCAGCGTTAATGACGATAGAACCATCAGCCATGTTCTCACGTCCATTCTTTCAATAGGTTCTCTTCCGCGTCCGTCATAGGCTTTTTAATCTCGATAATATCCCGATTTCGCCTATAAAACTCGCGGTCTGCTTTATCCAGTTTCTTCCCACGCGCTTTCTTGTCCCTGATCGCTACAACCTGCGCAAACAGGCAATCACCGATACCCATATAGGCTGACAGGAAAGACCACCAATGCAATTCATTCATGCCGCGTATATCCTGACCGACTATTTTACTTATCGGCGCGGCAATCATGTTGAAATCCTGCGTCCACGATACCAACTGTGGCCCTTTTTGCTCTTTTTCTTCTTCCCCGCCCCGCAGATACCATAGCGCCTTGTCAAGCGCCTCTTTCCAGTCAGCGGGGGAGAGAGTGTCCACATATAGACAATCCAGCACTTCCAACGCACGGTTATAATCGTCCAGCTCTATATCAGTTAAGGCAAGGAAACAATCAAGCACCACGCGGTAATCCGTGCGGATAGATCGTTCCTTGCCTCCAACTGTCAGGGCCGTTGGAAGTGATACATTCCACGGCGCGTTATTCATGTTCTCTTGTATTTCTCGCTGTACTTGCGAATTCTGGTCTGCGCCCTCTGCTTTTCCGCCAGCAGACTATCATCCATTTTGTCCACGATAGCATAAAGCAGATTTGCCCACAAGGGAAACCCGTCACCAACGGCGAACACACTCAGGTTTCCAAACAGGTCAGCGCACACAGGTTTTCCGAAAAGCCCGTCAATGATCTCCCGCATATCCTTGTCGGCCTCTTGCGCGAGAACAAACAGGCGCTTTCCGTCTTCGCGTTTCTGCGCCTCCGCCCGGAATTCTTCCTGACGTTTATCTAATTCTTCCGCAACGCTATAAAGTTGCCGCAAAAAATTGATATCACCCGGGTTGAACGAAACTTCGCACTTATCATTCAGCATATAAGTTTTTAACCCGGTTTCAAAACTGATAATGTCCGCCATCGGTAACACCCCTCAATCAAGCGGCGGGAGTATAAGTGATCTCGCCGGTGGTGCTGTCTTTGGACGCGGTGCCGGTAGTCCGGGTGCCGCCATAGGTCACATCAAACGGCATGTTCAAAGAACCGCCGCCCTCGCCGCCAAGCCCGGTAGGACGAACAGCGCAAGAGGTATAGCGCTCCGCAAATGGGGTCGCCTCGGTGCCAGCATAGAAATGCACAATCAGCATGTCCATAGCCGCCAGCGCCGCGTAATCGTGGTCTTTGATCGCCTTATTCCAGATGGAAACAGCGGCAGCGTCTGCACCGTCCAGCTCGACAGGCTCAAAAGTCTGCGTAATGGTGGGCTTGCGGAGCGTGGTGTAAGTATCGCCCAGAATATCGTTCTTGGTTTCCTCGCCCCAATCCATTTCCATGGAACTGTCCTCAACCCGCTTGCCGACAACCGACCAAACCGGGGTAGAACTGGTGCTGGTATTCAGATAGGCAATCAGCAGCTCACGCGCAACGATAACGCCGCCAGTAGTGTTGAACGTTAAATCAGCCATTCTCAAATCACCTCATAAGTAAGTCTCATCATTGTCTGATGGTCTTCGTCCCCATTTTCATAGGGAGCGAGAAGCGCCGCTCTCGCGGTGTTCTCTAACTTTGTAACTCTAATCGTTTCGCCCAGATCAGGCCAGTTCTGCAACGCCCAATCCGCAAAGGCATTCAGCGTTTCATCCGCTTTCAACCTCGCATCGTTAGACGTTCCCGGCTTAATTCGATACAGAACGGTAAACTGATATTCCGCGACATGGCCCCCGGTGATAAACCGGCGCGTGATATAAGTCCCCTGCGTCACGCTCAGCGCCATTCCCGGTCTGTCTGCAGGTAACTGTTCAAAATCAACCCGTGTAATCGCAGACGGCAAATCGGGATAACCATTTATCCAAATCATCATGGCCCGCGAAATCTTATCTTCTTCCGCGCTCGGAACTAACACTCGATTTTGCTCAGCCATCTTTCATTGCCCTTTCTGCTACACGAAGCCATTTCGGTAGGTTATCCGCCTTTGACCGCTCAAACCACGCCGGGCCAGCCTTGGGGTGAAAGTCTTTCGTGTACTGCAACGGCCTATCTGTTGGAACAAGCGTTGCACCCTTGCGAAACCTGATGTATTCGTTCCCCAAATCATCAACAATCCGCATCGGGCCTTTTCCTGTCGCCGCATCTACCATAACCTTGCCGTAATACAGATAACGAGCATACGGGCCGGGATAAATCACGGTATCGCCAACGACCTTTGTCCGCAGGTTCAGCGAACCCGTCAGCATGGGAACATACGGCGCGGTATCTTTCTGTACCTGCTGCGCCAGAATATGCGCGGCCTTATCAGCCCGGTTTGCCAGCCTCGCCGCCATTTCAGACGAAACATTATTCTGAACGGTAAAAATCATTTTCCGCCCACTTCCCAATGCTGTAAATCGGAACTTCCGAAGTCCTTTTCATCAACCGTGGTGACGGTATACACCCCATCATGTTTCAGATTGATGTATTCCTCCGATTGATCTTCAACAACCTCGCCCTTTACGAAAAACGTGTTCCGATCTACCGAGAGCGTCCACAAGCCGGTTTTGTCCTCCGCCCGCCAGAACTCCATGGGTGGGGAATAAACCTTTTCTGCGCCCGTCAGACCGTCCACAGCGACCACATTGAAAGGAATGTGAAGCGTAACCGCGTCCGCGCCCTCTAATCCGCTCCGAATTACATTCGCCCCTTTTGAAGCGTCCAGAAACACCCCTCGCAGAATGGTGATATGGTTCTCCACCACATCTTCAAGCGTTTCCGGGTCTGCTTCAACCGACACGTTGTAAAGCGTAACGGTATGCGGCATATACATCAGCAACGCCCCCCGCGATACAAAAGCCCGGTGTTTGCCAGATACTCCATCACGATTGCCGCGTATGCGGCTCTCTGCGCCTCAACAGCGGCTTTTTCACTCTGCCCGGTATAATCTGCCACCGTTGCGTAAGAACGGCTCCACGAACCCACAGATTCGCTCTTGATCTCGTTCTCAGTACCGGTAAGCGCCGCCGCTTGTGCTTTTGCCGCAATAGCCCTGTTCGTTTCATCGATCTGCATTTGCTCCGCCAGAGCGCAACAGGCTTTTTCAAGTGCTACATAAACAGTATCGTCCGTGCCGACTTCCTCGGCCTTGCCTCGCGTGTAATAGTCAATAAAATCCGAAGCGCGAGAAGAAAGGCGCGGGAAGTCCGCCTCATCGATAGCCGTTCCGTAAAACGTCTCGGTGTAAAACTCAAAATCAGCGTACATCCTGCGCCCCTCCTTATTTCAGATACTTATCCATGCAGAACCCGCCGCCGCTGACCGCAAACCAGCCATCGGGAGCGGAAACCCCCTCGGCCTGTGCGACAACTTCGTTGTTCAAAAGCACACGAAGCACCTCTGCGTCAAGAGACGGCTCAGCCCGCAGATTTACGCCGGGGGCATAATTGACGGTTTTAGTCACGCCCCCGCTTGAAACTTTAGGCTTGTCTGCTTTCTTTTTTGCCATATCAGCCGCCAGCACCGGGCAGCAGAACGGAGAACGGGAACCGGTTGGCGTTATCCGCGTTGAACGCGCTGACGGGGTTCGGAATCTCCCAGCCCAGACGCATCACGGCGCGGAGAGCGACCATATCGTTCTGCATCAGGTTATAGGCAATCGTGCCATCGGTGTTCTGCACAACGCCCTCGGTAAACACCTTAAAGGTGATGTCCTGACGGATGGCGTAGGTCAGCTGATTGAAGTCGCCAATAATCATCAGCGCCTCAGTGGGGTCAAACGCGCCGTTCATGGGGAACTGCATGGGAACGCCGTCAAGAGCATACTGAGTAGTACCCTGCATGTCAGCCTTGAAGATGGGCTGTTTAGTGGTATCCACCAGACCACGAAGTTTTCCACGCATAGCAACAGCAGCCATAGCGCCAGTAGGAAGGAAACCGCTTTCCTCGACCAGAGCAATCAGGCCACCCTCGCCCATGATTTCCTGATACAGGTCAGAGCTCGCGGTCTGAGTAATCACATTACCAGCGGTGACGGCAGACGGCACAAGACCAGCACGCCAAGAACTCGGCTTGTTGGTTCCGAACAGGATGGCGGCATCAATCACCTTGCCAAAGGCCTCGGTGATACGGGGACGGACTTCACCCCAAATGTCATAATCGCTATCATCAAGAACGGCCTCCGGGATGGGGACGATGACGGCGATCTCTTCCGCATAAATCTTTTTCTTGTCCCACGCCTGATTCGTGGTCTTCTTCGCGCCGGTATCACCGTCAACGAAATACGCCATCGGCAGACTGTCAAGGACGTTCAGGGTCTGGGTCTTGGAACTCATGTTGGGAAGTCTGCGGCCCATAGACAGGACGGCAGAACCCTCGGTCACGCCCTGAATGATCTCGCGGGTGACAGGCTCCGGGATAAGCCCGGACAGGTTACTTCTGGAAATGATGTTGGCATCAAGCGCCATAATTTAGTTCCTCACTTTCTCGCGCCTCTAATAAGCGCATTCATAGCATCGTTAGAAGTTTTCTTCTCGCCGCCAGAATTCAAGGGAGCGCCAAAATCGACACGGACGGTCTGTGGCGGTCTTGCCTTGATAACTTCATCAGCGGCCTGTTCAAAAGTCTTGGTATCGCTAACCATCTGACCGGCCTTGAAAACGTAATAGTCCACATCATCAGCCGGAATGCCTTTCGCAAGCATAAGTTTCTCGCGCTCATATTGTTCAACTTTCGCATTCGCCGCCGCCAGATCATTTCTCGCGGTGTCGCGCTCCTGCGTGAGCGTGTTCATTCTCTGCTGCTCGGTCTGCTGACTATCTTTCCATGCCCGAAACGCCGTCAGCTCCACCTCATCGGGCATTCCCCTCTGCGCTTTTGCAAGTCTTCTTGCAACAATGGTGTCCAGCTCAGCCTGAGTAAAGGTTCTCTCGGCCTGCTGCGCGGGCTGCTCCTGCTGCTGCGGAGCGCCAGCGGGATTATTATTCTCGTTCTCCATAATTCCCTCCGTTTATAGCCCCGTCGGGCATTTCCGTTTTTAGTCCGTCGACTTTTTCTAAAATGCAGTATATCACGCAAATTTGACTAATACAAGCCCCTTATTATGACTTTATGTAAACATTTGCGCGTTGTTTCTGCATTCTCAGCCCCGCCGCTTCGGAAAATTCCCGGTATTTATCGTTCAAAATGCGAATGCGGGATTTCGCCGCCAGTTCCGCACTCGGTGTGACAGCCGCCGCAGCCCTGCGTTTCCAATGGCGGATTGCCGTTTCGATCTTCCGTTGCGTCTGCGTTGCCTCATAGGTGGTATAAGTTACGCCCTCATATTCAAACGGCGGCTTATCGATATTCGCAAGTTCCGCGTCAGAATACGTGCGTTCCATCACGCCCTCAACAAACGGCGTCCACTTATGGCGGCAGTTCGCGCCCAGAATACCCTGAACATCGCCATAGCCGCATTCAATCTCAAAATCCGGGTAATTTCCCTTTGACGCGTCCGGGAACATACGAGTATAACGCCGCCAGCGATAAACCTTGCCCTGCCACGCCTTGTGGTTCTCAAACCCATCGCCTTTATCACGCGCCCCGGCATGCGCAGACACTTCAACAAGGTCTGTCTGCAGATATTCCATGCCTTGCTCATCATAAGCCCGGTTGATCTGATTTACACCGGTCATTACAGCGCGTCTCACGGCAACATCAACATGGTTACGCACCCCAGATTCATAATCCACCACCTGCAGCCCAGAATCCGCCAGAACCCGCGTGGCGTTATCAACGGCCTCGCCATAACTGATTGCTTCACTCTCAATCTGCATTATGGCATTGTCCAGCGCCCATTGATACGCCTTTGCGGGTGGGAGCATTGTTCGCCCATCGTCCACCAGAAAGCCCATAGAGCGGGTTATGTTCTTCAACTCGCCTGCGGTTTGTCTCACAATCGAATTGACCACAGAAGCCCCCACAAGCGCCCGTGGAGCGGTTAAACCGGCAAGGTCTAATACAGAACCGTAATAAACCTGATTTTTCTTTACCACATCGGCAAGCAACTCGTTCAACTTCCTGTCACTAATGCCCGTTGTCGCTTTTACGGTCTTTGTGATTTCATCAAGGCTTATCCCATGCGCACGAAGCGCTTTTATGTCCGCCACCGTTGCCATGTTTAACTTATCCACGGTCAGCCGCTTTGAAATTTCTTCTAACAGCGTGATTTCAAGCGCCCGGAACAATCCTGCCAGCTCTTCCGGCAGAACATCTAAAACGGCGGGAGTGAACGGGTATTTCACTCAACCTCGCCCTGCCTCTCGCCTGCCGTCAGGTCAAGCATCTGCGGGAGCGCCTCCCTTGCCGTTTCAATGTCCTCGTTCATCAGGATAGACCGCGCCTCTTCCGGCTTCATCAGCCCAGCCGCAAGCATTTGATAAACCCGCGCCTGATCTGCCGCCTTGTCCTCAATGATAGAATCGTCAAAATCAACGCTGATTTCAACATCTTCATCAAGGCCCCGGCCCATGTAAATATTTCCCATTCTAAGAATAGTGCGGCAAAGAGTAATCAGCAATTCTTCAAGCAGTAATTCATGCTTCTTAATCGTGCGGAACAGGGTGCTATTCTCGCTGACAATCTGCGTTGCTGTCGCTATGCCGCCATCATCGAACTTGTAATGCTGCTCTCCGAATCCGCACTTCGCGGAAAGCAGATTCAACTGATCTTGAATACCCTGCTGATGTGCGCCGGTTCGCAAATCCATATTGATAGGCTGAATGATCTGCCCGTCGCTGATATCTTCCGGTAGAACGTAAAACGTCACATCAGCGGGGTCGAATACGGATTCGCCATCCATCGTCTTTGTGGCGCTCGGTTGTACCATAACGCGCTTCTTGCCCAAAACAAACTCATTGATGTACGAATCGTAAACGATATCAACACCCTTGATCTGGTCTATGGCATTTGCAAAGACGGAAATACCCATCGGATTATTATCATCAATGTTGTTGACAATGTTATACCGCCCGATAACAAACTGCGGTTTATTGCTCCCCGTCAGAATAGGCTTATCCGTGACAGCCTCGAACCCCCGCACATCAGCAAATTCAGCCGGCTGCAGACTTCCGTTCGTTGCGTCAAAGATATAATTTCGGATTTCATAATTGCCACTTTCATTCAGCGTGTGGGTCTGCATATACAGGTATTTCTTACCATCGCTGTTTACCGTACTCGCAAAAGCGCACTCGCTGATCTTCCGCCCTGTCCACGCAAGCGGGAAGATGTTCTCCGCTGTGATATAATCCAGCGTGATTTCCCCGCCGCTCACGATCTCGCCATTCCCATTCACTCCGGCTTTTACAACTCGCGGGACAATGGCATAGGTACCAGCCGCCGCACCACGTTCCTGCAACTCGTTAATGGCGGTCTGAAACGAATTCGCAGTAAACACCTCATCGACAAAAGCCTGCTCCGCTTCGCCCTCCAGCGTAATACTGACTTTCTCATTCATCAGCAGATTTGCCCAATCTTCGCAAACCTTTTTCGCCATGCCAAGCGAATACCGGGTGCAATTCACCTTTTTCTGACCGTTCCACACCCGGTAATCATGGAACCCCTTTACGTTGCCTTTGTACCACGATTCCCACGTATCAATATACGTGTACCACCCCTCATCAACAGTGGTATATCCCAGCTCTTTCAATTTCTGCACAACGTTCATGCCTTATCCCCCTTGTGGCCTGCGGCCTCTAATTGTTTATAAAACGGCTCTATGGAATACTCGAAAGCGTCCAGACTATCAATGTCGCTTGTTCCATCATCAAGGCGGGTGTCCTCCACCCTGCTATCATCATACACAGCAGAGCAGAAAGCGTCAATCAGATATGGACAGGACTTTGACACGAAAAAACGCCCCTGCGCCATCAGAAGCAAAACCAACTTTATTCTGTCATTGATAGGCATTTTCAAAGCATTTTTTACTTGTGTCCGAAGCCGAAGCGAAACCGCCGTGTTAAACAAACCACGAATTAAAATCTGCTCCGCACTATCAGCGCGGGTGATACCGCTCCCCCATTTTGCCGAGCATTTCTCGATAAACCGGGCAAACCGCTTATTCAAATCATCCGGGTCAATAGATTCCTTGTTGTGGTCGATATATTCTTCTTCCAGCCCAATAACAACCCACTCCGGCGTTATCCCTGTGCATTGAAACTTTGTGGCAGAACCCGTGCCGCCAAAGTCCACCCCGAAACTAACCGTCTGCAATCTCGTGTTATGCTTCTCCAGCCATTTCTTCACATTGGGAATAACATATCGGCTTGTGTTATCTGCAAAATCCCGGTAAATCAGCCCCTCGGCAATCACCCACCGCCCAAGGATAAAGCGCTCATAATACACGCCCACATATTCCCGCTTGATACTATCCACATAATCCTGCGGCAAAGTGGTATTATCGTCAATCAGGAATTTCACATCGAGGAAATCCAACTCATCCGCCCGGTCTATATAGTCCGTTTTCAGCCAATGGCGCGGGGTGTCCGGGTTCGTGGTGGCAATCAGTTTCGCCCCCGGCAAACGCAAACGGGAAAGAAGCATAACAAAAAAATCTTGCGGGAACTGTGTCAACTCATCGCAATAAGCCCCCTGCAGCGTCAGCCCTCGGATTTTGCTTTCAGAGCGGATATCATTCGCGCCCTCTAAAATTACCCGCCGCCCAAACAAAACGCCCTCTTTGCTCGAAGTGGAAAAGCTGAAATTCGATTCCCCCACAAGCTCTTGAAGAAGCAACAGGCAGTTTCTTTTCAGGGTAGTGATAGACTTCGCACACATCAGAAAAAGGCCGTTAGACGGCATTGAGCGAACCCAGAAAGCCCACAGCACCAAAGACACCCACGTCTTGCCGCTTGAAACGCTCCCCTCTAACAGGTTAATTCTCCGAAGCCTGTTTGTCCTCCATAGCTCCATCATCATTCTTTGCTTCAGGGTATAAATCATAAGGCTCCCTCAATCCATCAATAAGGTCTTCAAGCTGACCATTAGAAGCCGCCACGATCTCTTGTCGGTCTGTCTGCCCAAGATAGTTTTTGCCCAGAAAGATAGCCATAGCCGCAGACTTTTTTGCCAACTCAAACTGCGCTCTTCTCAAGGCAATTTTGCCCCGGCCTCTTTTTTTAGAGAAAACTTCCGCAAATCCCTCTGAATACGTGCGCTTGCACCAGCGTTCAATGGTGTCTTCCGAACAATTAAACCAATCGGCAATCTCGGACAAGGCGCATTGAAGCCCACACAGTTTTTCAAATTCATCTTGATTTATTTCTATCGGTTTTCTCGGCATTATTCATCATCCTTTATTCCGTCCATTCTGCCCCGCATCTTGGACAAACATGACGCTTAACCCCCAGCGAATCCATTGCCACACCATCAAGCAATTCTTTGTCAAACCCCAATCCAGACAAATCCACGCCGCCGATCTTTGCGATTTCTTCTTTCAGCAGTTTTTCATCCCACTCCGCCAACTCCGCAACGCGGTTATCCGCCAGACGGTAAGCGCGAATCTGCTCCGGGGTCAAATCAGTTGCTACGCATACCGGGACTTCCGCAAAGCCAAGCCGCAGCGCAGCCAGACGGCGCGTGTGTCCGCAGATAATTACATTATCCGGGTCAACAATAATCGGAACTCTAAATCCGAATTCTTGAATACTCCGGACGACAACATCAACAGCCTTTTCGTTTCTTCTCGGATTGTTCTTATAGGGAATAAGCGCCCCAAGCGGCATCATCTGAACTTTCATTTCAGCCATTGATTATAAACCTCCGTTGCTATATTTGCCATCATATTGGGCGGGACAGACATTCCGCAGACATAAGCCGGGTCATTGCCGCAAAAATCATAATCAGCAGGAAAACTCTGAACCCGACGAATATCTTCATCAGACAGAAACGTTCTGTCTGCCCCTCTAACATGCCGACAAGAACTTGTCACGGTACCACACACATCATTATCCCAAATAAGATATGTTGTATAATACTTCGTATCTTCCCCGGCAATTCTTTTTGCAACGTCTAAAAGCCGATGTTCTCCCTCAATCGCCGCATCCGCCAGAGACTTTAGCACCGTTCCCTCGTTTAACGGAACTCCGCTTTCTGTTCGAACTTTTCCAAAAGGAATTATATCATTTGAAAAAGATAATTTTAATGGCGGTTTTCTCTCTCGGGTTGCCACAAAAAACACCCTGTGCCTCGCCTGCGGAACATCCATAAACGCAGAATTAAGTTGGAACAACTGCACCGCATAACCCAATTCTCGAAACCGGCCTACAATTTCGTGAACATAACCTTTTGCCTTACCCTTAATCAACCCATTGACATTTTCGGCAATCACAACTTTCGGCTTTAGTTTCTCCACAGTATCCAAAAACACAAAAAACAGATCATCAAGAGTTTGCCGGGCCTGCCCCTCTCTAAACACTTTTTCTTTGCCCCAAGTTTCATCACGCTTTCCGGCAAATGAAAATGACGTACAGGGCGGCGAACCGTCCAGAATATCAATGCCAATCAATTCTTCCGGGATTTCTTCAAGTTTATTAAACTCTCTTAAATCCATAAGAAAATTATACTTTGTATGCAGATTTCTCTGATACATAGCATTGATAGCCGGGTCAATCTCGACACATCCCAAGACTTCAAACCCGGCTCTTTTATAACCCATACAGGAACCGCCGCCACAAGCAAAACAGGAAAACACCTTTACCGGCTTATCCTGCTTTACCTCTGACAATTTCCAATTCCAATCAAATCTGTTACTCATTGAACTTAAACCCACATTCCGGGCACGTACAGACGAATTCTTCTTTATCAAAATCGTCAAGATCAACTTCGTACCCATCATCTAAATTCGCAACATGTCTCCCTTGCGTTTCTGCCTTTTTTTCGGTCTTTGCCCTTTCTTCAGGGTTTTCAAATCCAAACAAAGTCATATCAATAGTTGGAATTGCTGTTAATTCATCCATCAACAGGCTAAAATCCCAAGAAGATAATTCCTGCGCCTTGTTATCCACCAACCGAAAGGCAGCAGCCTGCTCTTCCGTCATATCCTCCGCCCTGATTACAGGTACGGTGTCCAGCTTTAACGCCAACGCCGCCTTTAACCTTGTATGCCCGGAAATAATCGTTCCGTTCTTGTCTATGATAATCGGATTGCGGAAACCAAACTCACGGATTGACGCTGCTACAGCAGAAACCGCATTATCGTTCTTTCTCGGATTACTCGCATACGGTATCAGCTCCGAAACCGGGACATATTTAACTTCCATCACTTTTTCCCTTTCGGCTTTGCGGCCTTTTTCGTCCCGGACTTTTTGGCTTTATAGGTATTCCCCATGCTTTTTGCCAACGCCCTATTGCCTTTCATAAACTTAACATCAATCTCAGCCATTACCAAGTATTCCTCCCTTGCGCTTTTCTCGTTTGATCGGACATGGTTAAACAGCCACGGTTTAGAACCATCGTATAGCCGCCCGTTTCCTGAATGACAGAATACCCTTTTGCCAAAGCATAAAGATTTCTCGCGCTGTCATATCCGGCATTAGAACACGCCAGCGCCAGTTTGTCCCCACTCCGAAGCGCCGAATGATAAATAGAATCTGCTCTCGAATCAGAAATTACTCTGCCACTTGTAATTTTCGCTCTCATAATAATGGGGTTTTTATAGCTCGGATTATACGTGGCATAACTTTTAGCCGTACCAAAATCCGAACCGAAATAAATCGCCTTTCCGTATGCGCTCCCGCCAGAATCGGAATACATCGTAAAGTCACCTTCTCTAATTTGCTTATAAATATCGGTAGAAGAATACCCGATATCGGTTCTCGCATTATAGGCATCGTGAACGCCCCGGTAAATCGTTGTGCCAGCCACAGAATCAAACTGCGAATCCGGCACCACGGTTGGCTTATCGGACATTCCGGTAAAATAGGCAAACCGCTGCATTCCGCTATCATCGAGGAACAACGGCAGGCCAACCCCCAACGCCTGAGTTACAACATCG